TGGTACTGTGTATTACGTTCCTGCTTACGCAACGTTCTCCTAATGCAGATTACCAAGGAATTCTTGGAGTCTGAGATTCGTGAACTTGAGACTGAAGCACAGAAGGCGCAAACCTTTTTGACTCAGGCTCAAGCCACGATCCAAGCGTACAAGATGCTGATAAACAGGTTAGACGCACCGGAATTGGAGCAACAAAATGACGATGCAATATGACGTAAAGTCGTATCACAACACAGTATCAGGCGTGGCTGTTCCATATCGCACGCGTCTTAAAGGGATGGTAATTTCCCCTTCGGCTACTTCTACGCTGAACGTTGCATTTGCCAACAACGTTCCAGAAGCAGCAACATACAACATCCCCGGGACTACTGTTTGTACAGTAACCTATGCTGGGCACGGATTGGCTGTAGGCGATAGAGTTGTACTTAACTTTACAACTGGAACAGCGGTTCCGGACACTTATACCGTTGTGACTGTCCCCACTCCCAGCACGTTTACTGTGACTACAGCCGTGCTAACTACTAATGGTAATGTAACAATGTACCAAGACGTGCTGGCGGAAGTTGATTGCGCTACTGGGACAGCGTTTTATAATTTAGTCCCCGGTGAAGGCATATTAGCCTCTGTAGGCATTTATGTGTTCCTTCCGTCTGGTACGGTAACGACGACCATATTTTACGGATAGGACTGCATCATGACAATGCAATATGACGTTAAGTCCTACCATGTAACAACGTCTAAGACGGTGACTTCCGCTGCCGTTCGACTTAAGTCAATTACGGTATCCCCCGCTACGGCGTCTTTGCGCAGTTCGGCTGTTGCCGATCCCACAGTTTTTAAAACCGGCACGTACGCAAGACTTGCGGCAAGCACTACAGTTACCGTCACCATTACGGCGCACGGGTTAGAGACAGGTGATAGAGTCTTTATGGACTTTACTACCGGCACGGCAGTGGACGGTGTCTATGCAATCACTAAGACCAACGCCAACGTTTTTACGGTAACAACTGCGGCAAGCACTGCAACTAGCGGAGCGGTGACGTTTTATAGTAGTATCTTGTTAGAGCTTGACACGTACAACATTATTGGTTTGCCGGTGTTAATTCCCGGTGAAGGTATATACTGCAAAAATGGTATGTTTGTGGGTGTCGGCGGTTCTGTAACAGCGACGGTGTTTTATGGCTAAATCTCCAGCATGGCAACGCAAAGAGGGGAAATCCGAGAAGGGCGGCTTGAACGCCAAGGGAAGGGCTTCCTACAATGCAGCCAACCCCGGCAAGCCGGGGCTGAAACGTCCTCAACCAGAGGGCGGCTCACGGCGCGACTCCTTCTGCGCAAGGATGAGTGGCATGAAGAAGAAGCTGACCAGCGAGAAGACGGCCAACGACCCAAACTCACGGATTAATAAGTCTTTGAGGGCGTGGAACTGTAAGGATGGTGGCTATGTAACTGCGGCTGATGGCTGCGCTACAAAAGGTAAGACAAAAGGGCGGATGATATGACTCAACACGACACAGCTAAAGCAGTTGCCGATGGTGCAGCGGTCTTGACGACTGTCGGCGTTATGGCTACTTGGCTTCCACCTTTGGCTTCCTTGTTCACGATCATTTACCTCGGTCTTCGTATCTGGGAGTCCGATACTGTTCGTGAAATGACTAAACGTAAGAAGGCTGACAATGCCATCGACGAGTAAAAAACAACACAACTTTATGGCGGCAATTGCGAATAATCCTGCATTTGCCAAGAAGGTTGGGATACCGCAAAGCGTTGGAAAAGACTTTACCGACGCTGACAAGGGTAAAAAGTTTCGCTCCGGCGGCGTAAGCCGTGCGGATATTCAGAAGGTGAACAAGCCTAAAACCGATCACGGGAAAATGGCTTTTTTTAAAGAAGGTGGTAATACTATGGCTTCCAAAATGAACGCTGGCTTTATGGCAATGATGGCTAAGAAAAAAGACGCACCCGCCAAAAAAATGGCTAACGGCGGCATCACATCTGCCAAGATGGGCTCTGTTAAAACTGCAGCTCCTAGCCGTGACGGTATGGCTACTAAAGGCAAAACCAAAGGCACAATGGTCTCCATGAAGGGTAGCACCCCTCTAGGCATGAAAGCTGGCGGCATGAAGAAAATGAACTACGGCGGCAAAGCCTGTTAAATCATGATGGCGAGTCGCGGGATGGGGGATATTTCCCCCTCTAAAATGCCCACGGGCAAGCGTAAGGCTCGCCGTGATGACACCGACTTCACCCAATACAAAAAGGGTGGGAAGGTCAAGGCAAAGTACATGAAGTTTTCTGAAACCGGAAAACCAGTTGGTATGGCGCCTGTGACAAAAGCCAAAGAGGGTGGGAAGGTCAACGCCGCTGGCAATTACACAAAGCCCGAGGTACGCAAGCGTATCGTGAGCCAAGTAAAAGCCGCAGCTACGCAAGGTACGGGTGCAGGTCAGTGGTCGGCTCGTAAAGCTCAGCTTGTTGCCAAGAAGTACAAGGCGGCAGGCGGGGGTTACCGAGATTGAAAGCGCCTCAGAAATCCCTGAAAGACTGGGGCGACCAGAAATGGAGAACCAAAAGTGGTAAAAAATCTTCTGACACGGGCGAGCGATACCTTCCTAGTGCTGCAATTAAAAGTCTCAGCCCTGCTGAGTACGCTGCGACAACGCGTGCGAAACGTGCTGGCAAAAAAGCCGGACAACAATTCGTAAAGCAACCAAAGACGATTGCAAAGAAAACGGCAGGATTTAGATGACTACTTCAGGACTCACCTCGTTTAACCTCGACCTCAATGACATGGTCGAGGAGGCGTTTGAACGGGCGGGTTCTGAACTTCGTACGGGTTACGACCTGCGTACGGCTAGGCGGTCACTTAATCTGCTCTTTGCAGACTGGGCAAACCGTGGCGTGAACATGTGGACGTTCGAGCAGAACACCATCATATTGGCTACGGGTCAGCCCACTTACGCACTTCCTGACGATACGGTTGACTTGCTTGACCATGTCATCAGAACAAACGCCAACGTAGCCAATAATCAGGCTGACCTGACGATTACGCGGATCAGCATGCCCACGTATGCCACCATCCCAAATAAATTGATCCAAGCGCGTCCTATCCAAGTTTGGGTACAGCGTTTGACGGGTAACTCCAGCGTTTTGCCGGGGACTGTGCAGGCAACGACTTCTGCCACAGCAACAACCATCCCAATTACGTCGTTGGTAAATGTGCCAACAGCGGGGTTCATTACCATTGGTACAGAGTTGATTGCATACAACGAGACAACCCCAGCAGACGGCGCTACACCCGCATACTTGCTGAACTGCTGCCGTGCCCAAGACGGGACTACTGCGGCTACGTTAACCGCAGGCACAGCCATTAGCTTGGTTCAAAAGAACAGCATCACTGTGTGGCCAACCCCCAATGCGGGAACTACGTACCAGTTTGTGTACTGGCGCATGCGCCGTATTCAAGACGCTGGTGGCGGCACTAAGACTATGGATGTCCCGTTTCGCTTTGTGCCTTGCTTGGCCGCAGGGCTGGCTTACTACATTGCGCTCAAAGTCCCAGAAGGACTTCAGCGTTTGGACGTACTGAAGCAACAATATGACGAGGCTTGGGATCGCGCCGCAGGCGAAGACCAAGAGAAAGCAGCCGTGAGGTTTGTGCCCCGTCAGATGTACATTGGAAGCGGTACGTAAATGGGCAATCGTTTTTCGTCCGGCAAAAACGCTATTGCGGAATGTGACCGCTGTGGGTTTCGGTTTAAGCTGCACCAATTACGTAAAGAAATTATCAAGACTAAGAACTACAATCTCTTGGTCTGCAATATTTGTTGGGATCCCGATCAACCGCAGTTGCAGTTGGGCATGTATCCGGTGGATGACCCACAGGGGGTGCGCGATCCGCGTCCCGACTTGAGCTACTACCAGTCTGGTAACACAGGCTTGCAGATTGCGCTAACCAATAGCACGGCCACAAATGCGGCGGGATTGCCGTCTGTGGGTAGTAGGATATATCAGTGGGGCTGGAACCCTGTTGGTGGGTCAAGTAATTTTGATGAGGCTTTGACGTTAAATTACTTGGTTTTGAACGTAGAAGTTGGTACAGTAACAGTTGCAACGACATAAGGAGTCGAACATGGACAAGAAAGATTTAGCCCAAGACAAAAAGACCGCAGCCAAGGCTGTGCACAAGCACGAAAAAGCTATGCACCCCGGCAAGCCCATGACAAAAATGAAGGCTGGCGGCAAGACTAACAGCGATATGCTCAAGTATGGCCGCAACATGGCTAAGATCATGAACCAGCGCTCTGTTGGTCGTGGAGGTTAATCATGGCTACATACAGACAACCCAAGAAAGAACCAACAGTTATTGTTGGTCAGATGCCTGTTAAGGAAGCTTTAAAAGCCAACATGTCGTTGGCCAACGAGCGTAGCAACCCTTACCCCGGCACTAAAACGTCAGGCATCAAGATTCGCGGCACAGGCGCTGCAACTAAAGGTGTCATGGCACGAGGCCCAATGGCATGAATTACGCCGCACTCAGCGCTGCTATTCAAGCGTACACGGAGAACACGGAAGCAGATTTCGTGGCTAATATTCCCGTGTTCGTTCAGCAGGCTGAGCAGCGTATTTACAACAATGTGCAGTTTCCGTCAATTCGCAAGAATATGACGGGAGTGGTATCTACCACTAGTACATACTTGTCCGCACCTGATGACTATCTAGCTACCTATTCGTTAGCTGTGATTGATGCTTCTGGGAACTACGAGTATCTGCTGAATAAAGATGTGAACTTTATTCGTCAAGCGTACCCAAGCGCCAGCGATACGGGTTTACCAAGGTACTACGCTTTGTTTGGCCCCACAGTTAGCGGTAGCACAATTACAACCGAGTTGACGTTTATTCTTGGCCCTAAACCAGACGCTAACTACACCGTTGAGTTGCACTATTACTACTACCCACAGTCCATTGTGACTGCGGGCACGTCTTGGCTTGGGGATAACTTTGACTCTGTGCTTTTGTATGGCTCTTTGGTCGAGGCTTACACCTACATGAAGGGTGAAGCGGATATGATGAACTTGTACAACCAAAAGTACATGGAAGCAATGGCGCTGGCAAAACGTTTGGGCGATGGTATGGAGCGTCAAGACGCCTACCGCTCTGGTCAGTTCCGTCAGAAAGTAACCTGATATGTCATTGACCCAAGGCGCGACCAATACGTTTAAGACTGGGCTGGCCAATGGCTCGTTCAGTTTTAGCAATACGGGCGACACGTCCTATAAGATAGCACTGTACACAGGCTCGGCTAATCTGGGCCCTGACACTACGGCATACACATCTTCTGGCGAAGCGTCTGGTGGGAGCTATACGGCTGGCGGTTCAACCCTGACAATTACGCAAGTCCCAACGTTAGGTAACCAGACAGGCTCTACGGCTGCGGCGTATTGGTCGTTTGCAAATGTTACTTGGACAGGCGCAATCACTGCCCGTGGTGCATTGATATACAAAGACTTGGGCGCTGGTAGCACATTGTCTGTTGCTGTGTTGGACTTTGGCTCGGACAAGACATCGGTTAACACATTTGTTGTTCAGTTCCCCTCATCCACATATAGCACCGCAATTTTAAGGATCGCATAATGGCACTTGTAAACACAACCAAAGGCGAAATGGACGAAGCCCTGCTTGAAAAACGTGAAGGTTCATTGGATAATGACAACGAGTCAACCACATGGGTGGAGTACTGGTTAGACGGGGAGCTTGTGCATCGTTCTGTGCATGTAGCTCTTAAGAAAAATGTAAGTTCTGTGGCAGAAGCCGCATCTTTTAACTAAGGAGCCAATCATGGCAAATACCCAAGCAATGACAACAAGCTTTATGGGCGAGTTGATGACCGCAACCCATAACTTTGGCACTGCCCCTGTTCGCGCAAGCGGCGCAACCGATAGTTTTAAAGGGGCGTTGTATTTAACATCGGCAACGGTTAATGCTTCTACAACAGCATACTCTGCTTCTAACGAAGTTTCGGGTACAAACTATGTAGCTGGCGGCGTAGCGGTCACATTTGGCACGCCTCCAACAGCGACTAATAGCTCTACAACAGCGGGCGTTGCATTTGTAACACCTTCAGCGAGTATTACTTATACCAACGTAACGTTGACTACGGCATTTGATGCGGTGTTGATTTATAACTCAACACAAAGCAATAAAGCGGTAAGCGTCCATACCTTTGGTTCACAGACTGTGACCGCTGGTACGTTTACTCTTACTATGCCTTCTAACACAACATCCACTGCGCTGATCCGTTTGGCAACAACCTGATCCTCCTAAACTGGAGGGCAGGACATGACAACCGCATGGGGCGCAGGGGCGTGGGGCGACAATAGTTGGGGAGGTCAGCAATCTGAAATCTCCGGCGTTGTCGCGTCTGGTGCTGTTGGTACATTAACGCCAGAAACCATATTTGAAGTAGCTATCACGGGTGTGACGGCTACGGGGGCGGTTGGGGATGTTACTGAGTCAACTACGGTTGCGCTTGCTGGTGTAGAAGCGTCAGGCTCTCCGGGTACGGTTACTGTTGCAGAGCGATCTTTTGTTATTACGGGGGTTGAAGCCTCCGGTGCTGTTGGAACCTTAGCTGTCAGTGCGGCAGAGGATGAAGATGGGGTTATAGCCACAGGCTCGGTTGGTTCAACGACTCCTAGTATTTCTGTAGCGTTGTCTGGTGTATCCGCTAGTGGCGCAGTTGAAGGTGTAGAGTTTGTTTTTGGCTCGGATATTAGTGCCGTTCAAGCAGCAGGGGCTGTTGGTACTCCGGGGTCTAGCAGAACGGTAGCGCTTACCGGTGTTGAGGCTTCGGGCGCAGTTGATACGGTGGAGTTTAACTTCCAAGTAACAACTGTTTCGGCTACGGGCAGTGTTGGTAGTGTTTCAGTTGCAGAACGAGAAATTGCCCTGACGGGTGTCTCAGCTTCTGGGCTTATTGGAGATGAAGTTCCCGTTAAGGCATTAGCCCTCACAGGCGTGTCTGCGGCAGGTGCTGTTGGCACGATGTCAGTTGGTGAAAGGCTAGTGGCTGTTACAGGTTCACAGGCAATGGGTAACGTTGGCAGTTTTGGCGTGTTTTACTGGAGTCTGATTGACAACAGCGAGAACGCAGACTGGCAAATAATCAATACAATGTAGCCAAGTGCTATATAGACAGGGGTTTTAAATGACTACAGGCGCAACGGGACAACTAGGTTTAGCTCTTCCAGTACAAGGCGAGTTATCCGGCACATGGGGCGATACCGTCAACAACGGTATTACGCAGTACACCAACATCGCTATTGCGGCCACACTGACGCTGACAAATGACGGCGCGGTAACTCTGGCCAATACAACAGGCGATGCCTCGGCTTCCAACATCGTATCCAGTCTGACAGGCGCGGGTACGGTTACGGCCCAGTTTGCCATCGTGCGAATTACGGGTACGCTGACTACAGCCAAAGTAGTCACAGCCCCAAGCTACAGTAAGACATACACAGTGGTCAATGCGGCTACTGGCGGTATCGTGACGTTCAAAGCATCCGGCCAGACCGGTGTGTCTATCGCTGTTGGCGAGTCAGCTTTTGTGTATTACAACGGCACGGATTACGTCAAAGTATCTTCTACTGTGGCCACTGGCGTTACATCTTTTACCGCTGGCACAACAGGCTTCACACCTTCCACTGCCACAACAGGCGCGGTCACATTGGCTGGCACATTGGCAACCACGAACGGTGGCACAGGCTTAACATCATTCACATCAGGCGGTGTGGTGTACGCATCTAGTTCAAGTGCATTGGCTACTGGTTCTGCGCTTACTTTTGATGGTTCTGGTTTAACCCTTGGTTCAAATTCGCTAATTGTTAAAAACGCCGTAGGTGACGGCAACGGGTTACGAATTTTTCAAGCGGCATCTGACGTATCAAGTATTTTTAACTTTTACAACGGCTCACTTGCTTTTGGCGTAAACAACACAGAACGTATGCGCCTCACCTCAACAGGGTTGGCTATTGGTTCTACTACTGCCAACGCTAAGTTAAATGTAAATACAACAACATACACAGCAGTCACAAATAGCGAGCAAGTTTTAATTGAAGGAACTGCGGCTTGGCAACAAGGGTTGGCTTTTTCAATGTGGAATGCGGGTACATATAACTCAGGATATGCCTCTGGTTATATTGGTGTTCCTAATTCATCAAGCGGTCTTTTTATTAGTGGTGGTGCGGCAGTTGTAAATGATACAGGTGGCAGTAGTTGGGCAAAAGCATTAAATACAACTGCTGCTTCTTTTATGATTGTTGGTAACGGAGTTACAGTATTTTATGGAAATACTGGATTAACGGCTAACACTACCTATACACCAACAGAACGAGCCAGAATAACCTCCACAGGCGGTTTTGTTGTCGGTACAGCTACAGACCCCGGAAACGGCATCATTGCCGACATCAACGGCAACGTGCGTAAAGTCCCACAGTCAGGCTCTTCCAAGACATCCTCATACACACTGGCTACATCCGATATTGGTGAGTACATCTTGCTTGGCGCAAGCGGTGCGATTGTGATTCCTGATGCTACATTTGCGGCTGGTGACGTTATCACCATCTTTAACAACACAGCCAGCACAGCCACAATCACTTGCTCAATCACTACGGCGTACATTGCAGGCACATTCACTGACAAAGCCACGATGACTTTGGCGGCGGCAGGTGTAGCAACTGTATTGTTCATCACCAGCACCCTGTGTGTTGTTTCAGGAAACGTGACCTAATATGAGTTCAACACAGCAACTACTACTGGGCGAAGGTGCAGGCGGAGCCGCCCCTGTTTACATTGAGGATGTGTTTAGCACTTGGCTTTACAATGGTGATAGCTCTACACAGACCATCACCAACGGAATTGACCTATCTACCAAGGGTGGGTTGGTTTGGTCAAAATATAGAATTTCTAGTTTTATACACAATTTCTTTGATACAGCTAGAGGTGTTCAAAAAACACTATGCTCAAACAATACTGATGCGCAAGCAACAGAAACTCAAGGTTTAACTGCATTTAATTCAGACGGGTATACAATAGGCCCTTGGTCGCAAATTAATAGCTCATCAGGTAGTTTTGTCTCATGGACATTCCGAGAGCAACCAAAGTTTTTTGATGTTGTGACTTACACGGGAAATGGCGCAACTAACAGAACTGTGGCTCACAATCTTGGCTCAACGCCCGGTTGCATCATAGTTAAACGAACTGATGACGCTGGTGATTGGTGGGTATATCACAGAAGTCTTGGAGCAACTAAATATTTGACCCTAAATAGCTCAAGTTCAGAAGCAACATACGGAATTTGGGGAAATACAAACCCAACAAGTACTGATTTCACTGTTAATTTTAGTGAAACTAACGGCTCTGGTAGAACCTACGTAGCCTATCTCTTCGCCCATGATGCAGGAGGCTTTGGTTTAACTGGATCAGATAATGTGATTTCGTGTGGGTCGTATGTAGGTGATGGAACTACTAAATTAATAAATGTTGGATATGAGCCGCAATTGGTATTAATAAAAAATGTAACTAATACAGGGGGAGGGTCAGCGGCTGATTGGCGAATTATAGACAACATGAGAGGTTTTACTGTTTTTGGGAACAATTCATCTGTTTTAAAACCTAACACAAGTGGCGCTGAAGCCAATGACAACCCAATCTCAATTGATCCCAGTGGTTTTTACACTGATAACTTGAGGATCACGGGTGAAACTTACATCTACATCACCATTCGCCGTGGCCCAATGAAAACGCCTACAAGTGCAACAACGGTGTTTACGCCTACGTTGTATTCTGGCACTGGTGCGTACAACAGAATAATAGATACAACAATTACGCCAGACATGATTTTAAACATAGTCCGTAGCACTGCGGGGCCTGATAAAAGCGTATTTGATCGTTTACGGGGTTGGCCCCAAAGGGTTCTGTATACCAATTTAAATTATGCAGAGGGCACTGGCGCGCTTATTTTAGCTAATCCAACTACGATGAATAGCATCCGGATTGCGGCATCTGGAACCAATTATTTAAATTACAGCCCCTACACATACGTTAACTACAGCTTTAAACGCGCCCCCGGCTTTTTTGATGAGGTTTGTTATATAGGCACGGGTAGTGGTAGGACTATTACGCACAACTTAGGTGTTGCACCGGAGTTGATGATTATAAAATCAGTTGGTGATACGTTTAATTGGCCTGTTTATGGCCCATCGTACAGCCCTACAAACACGGCTTTTTTGAATTTAAACGGTCTTCCCGGAGCTTCTTCTCCAAACCCTTGGAATTCAACTGCGCCAACTGCTTCTGTTTTTTCTGTAGGTACGGCTAATGTATCAAATGCCAATGGTGTAACCTACGTAGCGTATTTATTTGCCACCCTTGCGGGAGTTTCTAAAGTTGGCTCATACACAGGTACAGGTGGAACTCAAACCATTAACTGCGGTTTTACTGGTGGTGCAAGATTTGTAATGATTAAATCTACAAACAATCCTACTGGCACAGGTGATTGGTACGTCTGGGACTCTGAACGGGGCATGGTTAGCGGCACAGACCCTTCTTCAGCATTAAACAATGGAAATGCCGAAGTCAATGCCAACTCAGTCTATACCGTTAGCACAGGATTTCAGATCGTCAGTACGGTTGATGGCATTAATTCAAGCGGCAGTACATACATCTTCTTGGCAATCGCATAAGGAAAAATCATGCAAATACGAATCAGATCAACAGGTCAAGTGCTTCTACAGCACGAGTGGGAAAAGTGGGTTGCTCAAACCTACGCCAAATCATTAAGTGGTATCAGTGAAGAAGCTGTAAATCGCTTTGAATCTGATATTGTGTTTGAAGGCCCACAAGCTACAGGCGGTACTGTCTACCAATACAGCCAACGTGATGGCGTAGAGCAAGTTGAAGGCAAGTGGTACACCAAGTACGTGCTTGGCCCTGTCTTCACAGGCGATACAGCGGCGGCAGATGAAGCTGAGTACAAGGCCCGTAAAGACGCAGAGCAAGCCAGATCTATACGCAACTCACGTACAGAAATGCTCAAAGACTGCGACTGGACACAGATTGCCGACAGCACTGCTGATAAGACAGCATGGGCTACATACCGCCAAGCTTTGCGTGATGTGCCTTTACAAACTGGTTTCCCTTGGGAGATCACTTGGCCTACACAACCTTAAAGGACTAACATGACTACTATTACTTGGTCAGTTACAGCAATGGATTGCTACCCGCAAGAGGGTGGCAACACTGACGTTGTTTTTACAGTGCACTGGACTTGCGCTGGTACAAACGGAACATACAACGCTTCTATCTACTCAACCTGCTCTGTGCCTGCACCCGAAGGCGCATTCACACCCTACGCTCAACTGACTCAAGACCAAGTACTGGGATGGATCTGGGCTAACGGCGTGGACAAAACGGCAACGGAAGCTGCGGTTGAGCAGCAACTCCAGAACCAAATTAACCCACCCGTAGTGACACCTGCGCTACCTTGGGCTGCTACCACAGTCTAATCATGTGGGACTGGGCTGAAGCATTCATTGCGGCAGCCTGTTTAGTGGCCTTTGTTGTCTTTAGTACGTACGTGATTGCATGGAGTTGGGCGTGGTAAATGAAATGGTTGTTGATGCTCTTTTTGGTGTTTCTACCGGGAGCCGCCAGCCAAGACAGAAAAACTGAATATCGTTGTGTGCGTTGGGCATGGACAGGTGATGTTTACAACCGCAAAGTAGTATGCCTTGAGTGGCAAAAGGTTGAACGGAAATGATTGATCCGATCACGGCGCTAGAAGGATTGCAAACTGCAATCAGTGTCGTTAAAAAAGCTAGTAAAGTGGCTAGTGATCTGGCAGGTTTAACTCCGTCAATTGCCAAGCTTTTTGATGCCAAGTCAACCGCTACCAAGGCCATGCTTCAAGCCAAGCGTACTGGCGGTAAGTCTAACCTTGGTGCGGCGTTACAGATTGAGATGGCTTTGGATGAAGCCAAGCGGTTTGAAGAGCAGTTAAAAATGTTGTTCATGCAAGCCGGGCGCATAGACGTATGGAATGCAACCAAGGCCCGTCAAGCTGAAATGGACAGGGATGATGCCAAAGAGATGGCGGCTTTACACGCTGAAGAAAAAAGGCGCAAAGAGGCCGAAGCTGAACAAATGCAGTGGGCAGTTGCCATTGTTATTATTGTGATGTTTATTGGTGCTGTTGGTTGGGGTATCAATGAAGTATCTGATCTGTGTGCCAGATCAAGGTGTGGGCGGTGAATGAGTACCAAAAACAGTTTGACCTTTTCCTTAAAGTCTTTGTCAGGCTGTGCATTGCGTGGTGGGTGCTTGGACTGCTCCGGTTCCTGCCCGATGATTTGGCAGGGAAAATTGTCAATAAACTACTTGGAATGATAGGACTTGGGTGACCAAAGAGAAATCTGCTCTCAGTACGGTGCTTGGTTATGTGGACAGCCCGTTTAAACTGTTTGCAATCCTTGTCATGGGGGTTGTGGCGTTTGTTGGGTATATATTTTGGCAGAACCAATCGTTCTTGATCTCTGCGTATCAAGAGCAAAAGAAGATGCCAAGCATCAACGAGGAGCGAACCGATGATGCCGCTTCCGTACTGTTTAAACAAACAGACGCTAAGTTTGTGGCTATCTTCAAGGTTAACCCCATATTAGGCACTCGGATTCTGTACAGGTTGTATACAAAAGATGGGCGTAGTAAGGAATTAGAAGGCTTGGATGTTGGGCTGTTTACAGCCAACCAAGCAAATAACAATGATGTTGTAAAGCTAATGGCAGGGGATATACCTTGCGGTCAGTACTTGCGCCCGCAGAGTGAGTTGGGTATTTGGTACATAACGCAAGGAGTTGGTTACACTTGCCGAATATCTGTACCCCCAGATCGCAGTCGGTTTATAGGGCAGGTTACGGCGGGATGGTCTGCTCAACCTGACAACTTGGAGCACATCATCTCAATGATGGAGATTTCAGCAACGATGTTAACTAAACGAGGAAACTAATGCTAACCCTTCTCTCAACCCTGATCTCGTTCCTGATGGGCGGCTTGCCCAAGCTGCTGGACTTCTTTCAAGACCGTGCCGACAAACTGCATGAACTAAACCTTGCTCGGCTACAGATTGAACGTGAGTTAGAACTGCGTAAAGCTGGCTTTGAAGCGCAAGAACGCATTGAGAATATACGGTCAGACCAACTGGCAACCGAAAGCGCGGCTAATACCCAGCAAGTTTTGATTGGCGCACAACAAGCTGAGATGCAGGCCATCTACGCCCATGATGAAAGCCTAAACGAAGGCACAAGCCAGTGGATGAAGAACCTCAGAGCCAGCGTTCGCCCTGTTATTACCTATGGTTTCTTCTTCCTGCTGTTGTTTGTGGATGTTGGCCTGTTTGCCTACGGCTGGCACAGTGGTGCTACGTTCGTAGAGTTAGCCGAGATGCTGTGGGACTCTGACACCCAAGCCTTGTTTGCTTCAATCATAGCTTTCCACTTTGGTGGTCGGGCGTTTGGTAAATGAACATCTCAGAAAAGTGCCTGCACATGATCCGCCATCACGAGGGGGTCAGGCAGAATCCGTATAAATGCCCAGCAAAGTTGTGGACTGTGGGCGTTGGGCACGTCATGTTTCCAGAGCAGGGCAAGCTCAAAATAGACCAGCGGGATGCCTTTGTGCCACCGCCAGAAGCTATGCGTAAATACAGCATGGAGGAAGTCAATGAAATACTTAAGGCCGATCTTGCTAGGTTTGAGCGAGGCGTGGCTACCTATTGTCCTGTTCCTCTTACTCAAGGACAGTTTGACGCA